TTACAGAACTCAAGATACTGTTCCTTCACAAACTTAAGATCGCTATCAGTAATCTTCTGATACACGTTTCTAAGTTGTACAACGACGCTTTCCTTGAGGATTGCGTTTTCGATTCCGTCAACCTTGATCTTAAACACGTTCAAAGTTGGCAAATCCTTATATTGCATAAAGTATGCAACTGTTTGTTTCACGATCCATTGATGCGCATCAGATTCAAATGATGTCGGATCAATAATATCGGAAAGCCTTTCCAGAAAAGTCTTATCACTCAAGATTCCAGATATACATTTGATCTGGAATTCGGGTCCATACTTTTTCAAATTGTCGATTACATGGTTTTCACTCATAATTAATATTATTCAACTACATAACCAGTATAGATTATGTTTACCTCTTTGTATAGTTATTATAACCAGTTTATTATCTCACCAGAGTGGTCAACTTACCGAAGCACTCATTGAGCCAAATTTGATAATTTGGAATGTTGTTCCACATTTTGTCTTCGGTGACCAACTTGGAAAAACCAACTCTATCAAGCTTCTTTGTTGGCAGATCCAAGATTTCATTTATACGGAGTTGTGAGAAGCTTTGAATCTCAGTCTCCTTCAGTTGCATCAACGTATGATTACGTTCAACGATATCCTTATTTTCAAGGATTGTACGATAGAGCTTATATTTGCTCTGATTGTTTTCACAATATGTGTAGATTTCTTGCAAATCCACAGTTCGACTCTCGGCAAAAAACGGAAAACACTTGATGATAGTCTTCAAACCAGCGCCGGGTATTCCGTCAATGTTATCAGAATCATCACCTTCCAAAACTCTATACCAAATAAAGTTCTGACAGCTAATTCCGTATTCATTCAAAATTTCAGCACAACCATACAACTTCTTCTTGGTCGGACTCCAAATTTTGATTTTGTCACTTGCCAATTGTAGAAAATCTTTGTCTGCACTCATGATGTGCACATTGCTGTCCTTGTAATATTGTTGCGCAATATACGCAATGGTGTCATCAGCTTCAATGTGATCAATCGCCATTGTTGAAATGGGCAGACAGTCCAAATAATGAACAGATCTTAATAGTTGAGACTTCATATTCTTTTCTTCCAATTCAGAAGTGGACAATTCTGAATATGCTCTATTAAGACGAATCTTTGTATGACGTTTGTCTTTGTATGGCGGATAAATCTTACGACGTTTCATACTTCCACCATTACCGTCAAAAATAATAACACAACGTGTGGGATTTAGCAGTTTGATTGCGTATCCAACACTTTTTAAAAATCCGGCGATGCCGCCCGTATGAAGTCCATCGTCATTCATGGACGGCATCACCGAATATGCTCGAATAAACGTATTGAGTCCATCAACCAAGAGGACATCCGAATTCTCACTTCGGTTAGATAGTGTGTTCTTGTCTTCTTGTGAAACGTTCTCAAAAAGCGAGAACAACCTTTTCTTTTCCTCTTGATTAAAACTCATATATTATTCTTCATCTCCACCACCAACTTCTTCTGCATCTTCAGAAGAGTCTACTTCGACATCTTCTCGGATTTCACTATCAGGTGACTTGTACTTCATAATCGTCACTTCAGCAATCTTCTGATACAACTCCTCACGAAGTTCAGCATCAGTCTTCATATCCTTAGCAAACGACTTTACGTCAATCTTAACAACCTCACCATTGTTCTTGGTGTAATTGTAAGGTGACTTAGCACCTGTGATGATTGAGTGCTTCTTCAACACTTCAATCCAGTTACCATAATTATCAATGCCACTATCATAAAAAATACTAAAGTCAGCATATTTCATGGGTGGTCCCATACGATTCTTGACAACTACAGCACGGGTTTTAACACCAATATGAACTGGCTCACCATTCTGTGTAACCTTCAATGCTCCCATACCCTTCAAACGAAGACGTAGACTAGCATGATACTGAATAGCTTTACCACCACTGGTGATATACTTGTCTCCAAACATTGCTGCCTGAAGATTGACACGTAGTTGATTGGTGAACACCAACGCAATACGTTGCTTACCGATCATATCGTTGATCTTTCGCATTGCCTTGGAAATGATAATGGCCTTTCCAGTAGCATAACCATCCTTGCCATGATCACTTTCCAACTCAGCCTTAGTAGAGGCAGCAGCAACACTGTCCACAACGATTGTAACCAATCGATCCTTGTTTGATTTACGAACTTGTGAAATCAACAATTCGATCTTTTCAAAAATGTCTTCAACGGTATGTGCAGCAACATACAACATTTTTGGAACGTCAACACCGATTGCACTGAGAAAATCATGAGACACAGACTGTTCTGTATCGATAAATACAGCAAGTCCGCCCTTCTTTTGAGTTTCAGCAAGCAAGTGTGCTGACAACAAACTCTTACCGGATGCTTCAAGTCCGGTAACTTCGGTAATACGTCCAACAGGAATACCTGCATGTGGACGATTTGAAATTGCGAGATCCAAGATATCGCAACCTGTACTAATCCAATCCGTAATTGTAGACGGATCTTCCTTTTGGTCCAAGAAAAACGCACACTTACCTGCGTCCTTATTGGCCTTGTTTAACACATCAGCGAGAGACTCAACGAGTTCATCTCTTTGTGATGCAACTTCATGCGTAACATGAGTTGATCCTTTTTTCTTTTTTGGTGTTTCTTCAGCCATAACTTCTATTGAAATGAAAAAGGAGAGGCGGCATTTTTACTACCGCCTCTCCTAGTATTATTGATTAACTGTTGAACAGATTATCAAACGCCTTGGTGAGGTCGTCAGTATTAGACTTAGCAGCGGTTGCCGTAGGAGACTTACTAGAAGTCTTCGTAGTAGCAAACGGAGCAGAGTCAGCAGCCGCAACAACAGGTTGGGTGGATTCCTCATCAACCACAGCATTGGAGACGGTCTCAGCAGGACCATTCTCAGGGTTGAGCCAGGCATTCATAACCTCCTTGAGTTCCTCGTACTTGGGTTCGGGGAACAAATCAAGAATATCAACCTGATTCTTGATTGAGTCGATCATACGAGCATCCTTCGGATCAACCGCCGGAGTGCTGTTTGGCTTCACACGGATTGAAGTCTCTGGGAAGTTCTTACCACTTTCGTCAGCGGTACGAAACTCCACAACGATATCACGTCCGGAAGAAAGGTCGGTAATATCACCGTAATCAGGGTCAGCCATGACAGATAGAATCTCCTGATAAACCTGCTTTCCGAATCCCCAAAACTTGACACCCTCATGCTCTTCACCACGAACGATGACAGGAGCGAAAGTACGCATCTTGGGTTCCATCTTACGGCCAGTCTGCCAGTCCTCCTTGGAACCAGTCTTCTTGAGTCGATTGCTGAACTCAACGATAGGATCTGGACGATTGAAACTATCCGGGGAGAGATAAGTCTTGTTGTTGATACCGTAATGGAACTTGAGTTCAATAAACGGAGTATCAGGTTGGAACTTATAGGGAACGATACGAATCGTCTGCTTACCCGGCTTGGGCTTCCAAATGAGGTTGGACTTTTGGTTTGTGTTTGAAAGGGAGTTCAAACGGCTCTTAATCTTCGACAAGTCAATTGCCATAATTAGTAATTTATTAATTGTTAAGTAGTAATTAGCTAACTCATTTAGTTCCACTCGAAACTAAACAATCATAACTAATTCTGGTATAACTATAGACCAAAACCCGAAAAAATCAACTTATAATATCGAAAATTTTCAGGGGAATAATTTTAACAGAAATCTCATTTGTTATGATCAATGAGTTCTTATAAAACTCCCAATTCAACTGGAAAGTTTTATCGAAAATGCCATTGTTTTCCTCAGTGATTAACTTGTTCATGGCATTGAGTGTATACAAAGTGTTGGTTTGTTTCTTACGATGTATACTAATGGTATTAGGCAGCTTTTTAGAGGCTGCCTCGGTGTAAACGATATTATAAGTGAGATACAACTCATTATTGTTTTTTTCATTATTAAACACAAAAATTTTGTTGTTTGATAATGTGTAGAATGACTTTACATGTGCCACCAAAAGTTGGTACTCTGATGGCATTGTAAAAGTACAAAGAAGTTGAGTGTCTTTCATCTTGCAGCCAATATTGTTGTTTTGTGGCTATCCACATTGTACCACTCATAACCTACCAAAACGCCATCAGAGTTATACCAACGGTTTTTGTTTCTAATCCAATTGTTTTGTTTTGCTTCTTCCAAAGAAAACTCAGTGGTTAGGATTTTTTCGACTTCTTTGGCGTCTTTTTCTTTTTGTTCGCCACTTCTGGTTTCAAGATCGGTTGTATCAACTCCTGACTGTCCTTGGGCTTGACCGGTTCCGGCTGGTCCTTGGTCTTGCTGAATAGGTTGATTACCTTGTTGAACACCTGGCTCAATTTGAATAGGTTTTTCATTTGGTGATGTTGGTTCTTGTACTGGTTGTGCAGGTGTGGCGAAATCCAAATTGGTCTGACCCTTGGTTGGATCTTCTTCAAAATGAGTTCCACGACGTATTGCACGTTGTTTATATTCCGCATTGGGGAACGTAACCAAAATACCCTTAGAATTGTATGCTTGTCGTTCTGGGTATTTACCCTCAATAACCTTATTTGCTAATTCAACCACTTCACTTTTTGGAATTCCCATTTCTACAAGTTTTTCTCGTAGAACATCCATGTGATCGTTGTTGAATATATCAAATATACCATCCTCAACTCTGTTATCTAAGCAGAGTTCAGAAAGCAAAAAGTCTGAAATGTTTTTGTAAGTCTTTTTCATTTTTAACTTGCAAGGTTAATTGCCTTTGGAGCAATCTTGGCTGCTGGAATGATTACAATTCTGGCTCTCATGAACATATATCCATCACCATTGTAATCAGTAGTAAACTGTTCGTTTGTTCCCGATCTAAAGTACATCACCGGCTTGTACTTTTGAAATGGATCTTGAGCATTCTTTGGCAAAGGAAGATTTGGATTGAACAATACGTGTCCGTTTTCATCTGTTCTAATCAACAATTGTACATTCTTCTTTGACTTACTAGGAATTCTTGACATAATCAAAGGAGTTCTTGATTGCATCAGAATGCTACAATTTTGACGGCTAAATGGCTTGCTCTTATCCAAAGTGAAATCAGTACCATAAATTGATTTACCGGCAATTTCTTTGGTCTTTGGTGATCCATCCAAGAAATCCAAGTAAGCATCAAAGTTGTTCATCATGTACAGATACTTACGTTTAGTATTAGGAGATGTAACAAATCGATAAAATCCCTTCTTAAATGCACCAATCAATAGATTGTACATTTCACCCTGATTCCTTAATGCTTCAATGGCAGGAACACCGTTGAAATTAACAAGGTTACCCTTTTCATCAAATGTAGTAGTCTTAGGATTGACTTCAATACGGTTTGGATAGTTCTTAACAATACCAGACACCATCTTTGATTTGACACTCAACCACACTTTGTCGTTCTTATAGATGTCATCCAATCCAACAAATCCACCATATTGTGGGAAATCAACATTGGCCAATTCACTGGCACTCATTCCCTCCTTGAAATCACCACCCTTGAACGAAATCCAAAATACTTCACGTCCACGTTCCAACATAGCAATGTCTGCCTTTTCTCCAGTACCTAATTGCAAGTGTACGGCAGAATCAACCTTTACTCCAGTGTTAACGTGTTCTCCCTTGTCCCAAACGTGAAGATCAAATACAACTTTCTCTGGATTGTTTTCTTTGAACCACTCGTTAAGTTGGTCAGCCTTGATCTTTTCTTGTTCAATGCCACTTGCCTTGACTGTCTTTGATTTTAACAAATCGCCAAGTGAACGGAACAATTGCAAATACAACAAAGCAGATCTCCAACCGGGAGTGCCAATTTTCAATCCCTGTGGGACGTTGATCATTGAGACCAACTTGGGTCCAAACTTAAGTCTTAACTTTGTGTTTGAATTTGTGAAACTTAATTCAAGATTTTCAGGAATTCCGTACTCTTTACGTTTTTCTGGATTTGATACCAATTCGACCATTTCGTCGTAGGTCAAACCATTGGGTACATGAACATCACCCGGAAAACGTTCTGCTGGCTTGTTATATGCCAAGCTTAGATCAACTTGCTTTAAATCGTTGTCATTGAAATCACCAGCACGTCTCAATGGTCCAACCATGGTGTTGAACGATTTAATTTCATCATCGGTCAAATATTTTGAAGAACCGATCTTTGTGTCAGCCTCAACAATCTTTTGAACAGTTGCTGGTGAAAAATAATCACTATATCCACACTTTTCAATAGCAGTTAATAACTTGTCAGCATCAACTTTGGAGATTCCACCATCCTCTACTAAGAGAGAATATTCAAGAAGGATATCATTTATGATCTTGGCTTTATTCATATCGACACAATAACTAATAAATATTGTGTCTATATTCCAAAAACAGTCTTTTTAAGAACTTACCGATTTCATCTCATGATAATTGGTTCCGTAATAACATTTAGTTGGAAATCCCTGATTTTCCATCAGTTCTGTAAGAGTCTTGATTATCTCTTTTCCCTCTGGTTTGTACACATCATACAACACCGAATCATATGTGTACAATATCGGCTTTGTCTGTTTGTCTGACAAATAACGAGTAACATCCATCAAACTCTTGATCGAATACTCAGTCTCAGACGCTTGAAGAATATAATTGAACAACTTGTTCGGAGACGCATCTTTCAAATGATTGGATGTAATAGGACGTTTGAAAATCGGTGTCTCAATATAGTTGAAATCATTGAAAAATTCCCACCGATGATTGATGTACTCCAAGATCTTCATAAAATACGGAATTTTTGCGTATTCTGGAGAAATTGTACCGTATAACTGCTGGAATGTCAGGGTCTTTGACCGTTTTACCTGATCTTCAGATGGATCTTCAGTTTTGAAGTAATATCGAGCCAAATACTCGTAAATATTGACCCCCTCGGGAAAATTGTATTTGATCAACTTACCAATGATGTGCGGATGATACGCACTATAATCCAACATCACCAACAACCCATCATTGCCAAACCTAGACACAAAACTCTTACGGCATTCGTTTTCCTTGTTCAAAGCAGAATAGTTGATTCCACCAAAACGATTGCTAGGTCTTCCAGTTGAAGTAAAAATGTTATATTCAGTATAAACCTTGTTGTTTACAACCAAATGTTTCTTGTCTGGAAAGTGTTTTTTAAACTCTTCCATGTTAACCTGTAACCCATTAGCTTCAATCTGTTGAAGAGTTTCAATGATAGGTCCGTTCAATTCAAAATACGATTCTTCATACTTTTTCTTGATATGAAGTTCCATGTCCTCACACATATCAACAAATCGGGATATGTGATTGTTGCTTGGAATGATTTTGTTGCTCTCAATATGAGTGGTGTATTTGTTTTTGAAGAACAAATGTGACGAAGTATCATATTCGTCTTGTTCGATGATTTCACCAGTTTCCATGAACATCACCAAACACAGATCATACAATTTATTGACGTTCAACTGATGAAGAACCTTGCGTTTAGAAAAACAGAAGATACGATTCTTGAGTTTGTTTAAAAACTTGCTTACAATCGATTTTGTATAAAAAACAGACGAATCATACGTGTCGATATGAATCACACATACACGATCCACACCAACAGCTTTGATCATCACCAAACACGGTTCAACTGACGCAGGATGATGACAGTCAGACAACGGCACTACATCAAGAATGATGTCTTTTAGGCCAATAACGTTTTTGATTTCATCCAAGGTCATTTGGATGTAACTATAGACTACAGCGTCCTATAAGTCAAATTATGATTGCCTAAACCCCAATAAATAATTACCACCAATCTTCTGGGTCAACCCTGGCATGTTCTTCTCGGCCAACTTGACTTGTTTCTGATTGTACTCAAAAGCACCTTCTTGAATCACCTGACCATTTTTGAGTTGATTACGAGAAAATCCAGAAACCTGCCAACTGACACTCACTTTCTGATAAATGTTTCCGGGTAGATTTTTGAAATTGTCACCCTCTACCTCAAAGACATCGTTGTCGTTGATCTTTTTTACAAAAAATCGACGGGTATATGGAATCGAATAATCAATGTCTTTGGCAGAAAACAAATACGCACGTGGAAATATAGGAGGTATAACCTCTCCTGCCAAACTGATATACTTGTCAAGATTAATCATGTTGAGATATTCAATCCTTTAGTTGGACGTATTCCAGCAGTAACGGTAGTTGTCCACATACCATTGCTCTGCAAACTGTGTTTTACATCTTCCACCTGAAATAGTATGTCCTTATCGTATGGTTCTGGTAAATTGTCAATACCAAACACTTGAAACGTCTTGAGTCCTGCAATTCCGGTCAATGTGATTTCCGCTTTAATTCCCGGTTGTGGAAACGAATTAATCGAAGAGTTATAAGGATCTTTGTCGTTTACCAACAAGGTAAACAAATCCTTTTGTGTCAAAACCAATTTACGAATATAGGTTTTTTCAGCACCACCTTCTCTTGTCACGATACCAACAATAAATGCTCCAGCCTTAACATCACGTTCTTTTTGTATAGACTCTTGACGTTTTTTGTCTTCTCTCTGACGTTCCAACTCCGTGTTTTGGTTTGCCTTTAAAACAGCTTCTTTGTCTTTGGGAGTCAAATAGGAATCATCATTTGTAAGTTGAAAGAATCTATCTCTGGTTACAAACCCAAACGGATTCTTCATTGGTACAGACGTTTTATTGTCCTTCGGAGAATTGTACAATACAGTCGTAGCAACCTTATCACTCAACTTAACACTGAAATTCAACGACTGTATATTGTTTCGACTTGCTCTATTTTTAAAGAAATAGATGTATGGACGTTTGTCAGAGTTTAACTCTTGAAGACGCTTCAAACTGAAACACTCTGTGTCAATAATAGACAACAACGAATTTGATGGTCCATATTGAATCAAACTAAATTTCCACATTCCGTTAACTGCTTCTGATACCTTGTTCAATACAAAGTTCAAAATGTCAGTTACAGTTTCAGACTTTTCAACCGCCTTAAGAATCACATCCTTGTGAACATACAAGTTCTCCAATTTACCAAGGTTGTAATCATACTGTTTTGCAGGAAATTCAACTTCAGCAGGATCCTTTCCTGAATACTTGATTCTGAAATAGTTGATTATCTCATTGAGATCTTGTCTGGTTGTACTATTAAATAAAGATTGTAGTGTCTTATCCGCTTCACTAATTGCTGCTGCATCTTTACCATCTTTTTGGGTATCTGGTGTAGTATAATTGGTGGACTTTCCACGATCCTCAACTGATGGAGAAATGTTTGGTGCTTGTGAATTTGGTATCAACAATATCTTACCATCAGTACTAATCAAGTTTTTGTGTCCACCGATCCATGAAGATGATATGTCAATTTGATTAAATGTAGCACCAACCTTTGATGATTCTGCTGCAAAAAACTTGTTTATGAGGTCAATAAATAACCCCATAGTAATCCAAAAATCGTCAGTGGCACCCGAATCAAAACTATACTTGGTGACATTATCCACTTTGGTACGTGGATCGTTAGATGTATCCAAGTTACGTGGAATGAAAACTCTGGTTTCTGGTCCTGGCAAATTAACCGGTGTAGGAAACAATGGATCTTTAGAATTCAATCCAGTCAATACTGTCTTTGGTATAGATTTGAAACTGGTGTCAATATACTCCTTAAAAGACTTGACTGGTTCCGGTTTCTTGTTTCCTTTGTTATCAGCAGGTGATGTTGATGCAAGTGCATTACTACGTGTTTGTACACCGCTGTAAATAAAACTGTTGCTCTTGATTTCGGTTGTACAATCGTATGATCCATCTGGCTGTAAAGAATAATCAAATGAAGTGATAATACCACATGTCAATTCATACGTTCCTCTACCATCTTCGACCAACAATTGTTGTTGAAGAGGATCAGTGTAAATTCCTAATAGTCCAGTTCCAGCAGTTTTGCGTGGATCGTTTGGATCACCACTTGGACCGGGAGTTTTGTCGTCCACTGAATCTTTCATTTTTGCTGGTTGACCAACATTGTTAAGATCCAATAGGCACTTAGGATTGTAATGGTTCCATCCCCATTCAATAAACGTAGAAACTCCCGGTGACATGAAATATGGAGTCATGTAATTCAAATGATCCTTCGAAAAACACTTCCACTTTATTGTAACTTGACGATACATTGACTTTTGCATCGTTGCGTCAATGCTGATAATTCCCGGTGGAGGAACGTGTTTGCTAATGGCTTTACTGTCTATGGTATACTCATTAT